TTATATCTAATGCTTTTAAAATAATATTAGCACTCATATTTTTATCAAATGATGAAAAATCACCATCAAAAACATATTGAGAAACATTTAAATGTTTATATAAATTAGACCAATCTTGTGATCGGGTATTAATACCTATATAAGACTCAAATGGTTCATTAACTAATTGAACTAAACGTATAAATGGTAAATAATACATGCGTACAAGTACTGACCAAACGGCCGGTGCTCCTGCAAAAACACGTGTTTTACCAATCAAAATTTTATCAAGTTCTTTAGGTTCATCCTTATAATGTGCAATAAATACGGGATGAGCCATATACCCTTTACCATATACATCTTCATGTAAACGATCAAATTCACGTTGAGCATTTGTAACAAAAGATTTTCCGTGTGGATATACATCAGTAACATTATCTTTAAATATAGCATTTTTTGATCCTCCAAATGGAAATCCTTTACTAGTTTGCATATTTAATGAATCTAAACCAGTCACACCAGGGTACCCATTAATAGCTTGCAATAAACCTAATGGTTGTAATACATTAGCAGCACCTTCTGGTAATTGTGATATAACATCTGAAACATAAGCATCAGCAGCTAAATTTAATGTTTCCATTGGAATAGATTCTGATATATTAAATGTTTTAAGAAAATTGACTTTCATAGGATCAATATATTTACCTTCTTCATTAAAAAATGGTTTCATATGAGGTGCGCCAAAAGATGACTCAACACCCCACATTTCTTGAACCTTTCCTGCTAATATAGTATCTACAACTTTAGATTTTGGTTTACGCATAGGTATATGCGATAATGTACCTAGTAATGTAACATTACCTTTAACATCTCTATCATTTAAAAATGATTTGGGATGAATTTTATCTAATGATAAATTTAAACCAGTCTCTGGATCAGTTAAAATCATCGGTCCGCTTTTAGGTATAAAACTTGATGATTTAACTTTAGATATTAAATTTGTCATAATACTTTGTGAAACAAAGAAGAAGCCACTCCATTCTTCCGCAGAATTTATTTTTCCTAAATGATGAAAACCTAATATAGCATAACTTTTAGGTGTCTCTAATGTATAAGGTGCACCACAGTATCCCCTCTGTCCAAAAAGAGATACACTGCGGAATTCTACATCTTTACTTGAAACAAGAGAAACACCCTTATCAGGTATAAAAATACTTGAGTTTGGAAATTCCTTCCTAATTAAACCAGAACGTAAAGTATTAACATATCTTGCCCCAGGACCCATTGGACATACATCACTCTTAACAAAATATTGCAATGTTGATGCTGGACGTGCAATTGGTAAATGTACTAATAACATATCCATTTCGTGTTCAATAAAGAAATTAACTGAACCTAAATCAAAACTATATTCATCTCTATGGACACCATTAGGTGAATTAAAATGTGAAGTTTTAATTTTTATAGATGATCTGCGACTTAACGCATATAATGGTATAGTATGTGATGGTAAAACCCATACACCATTTTGCAAATAAAACATTTGTGCTGCGGCATTAACAGATTTATTATCAACATAAACAGAAAAATATCGAGTGGCATTTGAAATTCTGTTAATAAAATCCTGTTTATGAGTTGTCCTAGATTGATTAGTAAATGTTATAACACGTGGTACATAACTTACTTGTTTATAAACATTTAAAGGTTCTGTTTTGAGTATAGCTGGAGTAGAGTCCATACTATAGTCAAAACGTAATCCATTTTGGACTACAACCTCAGATTGCAAACTATTAGTATCATCATCGTCATCTGTTTTCATAATGACATTATATGATGCAATAGCGGCATAAACACTCATTGCTACACCAATAATTATTGGTAAACGAGTGAAAATATTATTACGTTTTGCTAAAACTTTAATACGCTCATATGATGATAGAATAATTACTTTAAATGGATTAAGCGGTAACAA